TCTGTCGGTTGGGGTTGCGCGTAATGCGCGTCAGCTCGATCCAGCTCGGCCTGAATGGCCTTTGGAAGTGGCATAAAGGTCTCCTGTGTTAGCGTTCGAGCTTGTCCAACAAGCCATCAGCTACCTCAACGGTATCCAGCAGCTCGTCCAACAACTCGGCCCGGCCTTGAACTCGGCCAATTAGCTGCGCGTCTGTCAGCTTGATCAATCGCATAGCCTCTTCATTCAGCAACTCCGTCAGATAGGCTTTCAACGGCGCCATCTCTGGAGAGGTCTTGAAGTGCAGTAGGCTGCGCGCGACCTGCTTGTTAGTTACACGTAGCATTAGTAAGACTTATAGACAGAACACGTTAATCTGTCAAGTGTTAGGAGGTTGGAAGTTATCCTGTTGCGGCGCACCGTCCATGAGCTGCTGGCCCGATTGGCTAGGCCCTTGGCCATTGCCCTGCTGAGGCGCTGCCTCCTTAGGTTGCTGCGGGCTCCCCGGCGCTTGCTCCGAGCCGGCCGGCATTGGCGGGGCCATAAGCTGAGCCAACTGTTGCTGTGCCGCCAGCATGTCCGGGTCCGGGACGACCCGGTCGACGTTCATGTCCAGCGTTTTCGCCACTTCACGCAGCACCGCCGCGCGCCCGTTCGGCCCAATGATGTTCATATCGAACTGGTTAGCCGTAGCCGCCAAGAACTCATTGCGACGAACCTGGGCAGTCTCTTTCATGGTGAGGCTGTTGATGCCTCGCGCAATCACGCGAACATCGCCTTTGACCGTCTCATCGTCGCTATAACGCATGTTATAGCCATGCAAGCGCTCCAGTAACGGACTAAAGACATCGGTATCAATGTTCGCCACAACCTGCTTCATGATCTTGCCAGCATGGCCCATCAGCATGGATAAGCCAGAAGCGGTGCGTCCGACAGAACCAGTCGGCGATTCTCCAGTCATATAGCGGGGCACACCCGAGTATTCATCGGCCAGTACCGAGAACTTCTCATAGACTGCCATGAGTTCCTGAGCGTTAGACCCTGGCTGGAAAAACTCCAACGGCTTGGCATTAGCGCCGGTAGTATCGCTGCGTACTTGCCAAATTTTCCATGGAAAGAGGTTCGTCACATCCTCACCTACAGCCAATCGATCAACATCGATCCAAGCTTGTGGGCCAGACGCAATACCCATGTTATTAGAAAGTGCCCGCGCAGTGGCGTTGCACATATTCTCCACATCTTCGATCAAGTCAGGGACAGCAATACCCCAGAAAGTCCCAGGGACTGTCTCAAAGCTTGTCTTGAAGTAAGGCCGGCGATTCAATGGGTCTGGGTTGACCACTGCCTTTATGACATGAGTACCGATCAACCAAGCCTCGATCTCGTACTCGTCCAATGGGTCGGGAATGTCCTTCTCGTCCATGCCCCACTCGATGAGCATCTTGCCTTGGACCGAGCCCCAATACTGAAGCGCGTCGATGAGGTTGTCCGGGTTACTGGACGTGTCGGATTTCTCCTCGACATCCTCACGCTCGGAGTCGAAGTCGGTCCAGTCCACGAGACCTCCCTCGCCATACTCCTCGAGCACCGTGTTAATTTTCTCCTCGGAGTAGCCTTCGACGCCGACCATGGCCTTCAGCTCGGCACGCGATAGCCGGTGCTTCTCGATCAGCTCACCCTCGTCGACGCTCTCAGCCTGGGGGGATGGGTAGAGGTCGAACGGGCTGACGCGCTCCCACTCCGGGACGAACCGCTCTTCGTCTTTGGCCTCCCAACCCTCGGCGCCCTGCACCCACGCGAGCTTGCGCCGCTTGCGGATGATTGGCCCCTTGAGGATTGCGGCCGGGAAGGTGGTCAGGTCATCGATGAACTGCGCCAGCGCCATCTGGAAGCCGCCTTCGACCAGCTGGTCCTCCATGTAGCGCTCCATCTGCTCTGCTTTGGCCTTGGCATCCGAGCGTAGCTCGCCGAGCATCTGGTGCTTGCGCATCTCCAGCAGCCGGCGCATCTCCGGGACATTGATCGGCATGCCCGCCTGGCCCAGCTGCGCCACGGTCTTGGCCATCTCCTCGCGCACGCTCATCATCTTGTCCGGGGGAAGCTCGGGCATGGGTGTCGGGTCAAGCTCCCACGGGCGCTCCGAGCCGTTCGCCAGCAGCACGTCACGCAGCCACGCCGAGACGCCCCGGCACTTGGCGGCGACGATGCGCATGTAGACCTCGCTTCCACCGATCTGGCGAATCTGCCGCAGGGTCTCCGGGTCGTACTTGCCTTGGCGCTGCCGCAGCGCGCGGATCATGCGCTCGTTGACTTCCCTTTTGGCGTCATGGTTGCGCGTCCAAGCAGAGCGGATGTGCCCCGCCAGCTCCTCGACCACGGGCTCGAAGCGCGCGGCTGCCGCTGCATCGTCTTTCGCCTTGGTTTTATCGATCGCCGCGTTCCCGGCTGCCTGCATGAAGCCGCCGATTGACATGGCGGAATCTTCTGGTGCTCTCAAACCCAACATGGTTGTCTCTCCACGCTATGCCGCCCACCGAACATGCCGAATCTCCCGCTTCGAGCCACGCGATAGAAGCTCTCCTGGGGATTGATTTGCTTCTATGACATTGACTCCGTACTGGCAAGCATCATGTACATGGCTAAATTCATTCTTTTCAGGCTTATTGTCCTGATGGCCCTGCTTATTGACCTTGTAGCGGTAGCCATAACGGAAGCCCCGGATCAATTCCCGGCACTGCGGGTTGACCATGAACATAGGTTTTCCGTCTGTAATCACCGACAAAAGCCGCTCAACTCCCTGGATTCGACGCTCAGGGTTGTTGGTATTGGGCTTTATGACCTTAAAACCTTCCCGTTTGATAACATCAACGGGCGATACCTCACCGATTTGCTGCTTCGCCCAGCCGGCCGGGTCGGGCGCGACCAAGAAGCTACAACCGGCGTATTCCGAGCTCAAATGGGGCAAAAGCTCCTGATTTAGGAACGTCTCGATGCCCATATTACGCGAAGTTACCTCGGAGAGGGCGAGCACTTGCCCGCGCACATTGCGCTGGAGCATGGTTGCCGCCGGAGTTCGACCGAAGTCGAGCCCAATAATGACTGGGTACTCGGCGCTGCGAATGGGGGAGAAGGGGTCAGTGGCAATGTGCGTGTCAGGATGGAAGGTTCTGTCATAAACAGGAACTCCAGAGAGTGATCGCCCATAGACGCATCTGAGGTAAACCCGGACGAAGTCCTCTGTCTTGCCTGGGAGGATGTCGCGGTAGTAGCCCGCGTCCAGGTTCTCGAGATTGTCCGCGCGCGGGTTCACCCACCATGGCTCATCGTTGCTGTCGACGATGGCTTCGTCCATGTCAGGGTCTTCGCCCTCCTGCGCGACCCACTCCTCGAAGCTCAGCACCGCCGGGGGCTGGGTTTTGACGAACCAGTTCTCCGGGGGGTTCTCCATCTTGTCGTGATGCCACGAGTCAATATCGGGCATGTTGGTATCGAACAAGGCGCCCGACCGGCTCGGGCCACCGTCTTTGCGCGACGGGTAGCGGCGCAGACGCATGAGCAGGCCATCGACCACTTGTGGCGCCAGCTCGCGCCACTCATTGCCCCACAGGAACGTCGCTTCCAGGGACAGCGCTTTCCTCACATCATCAGGCGTGTCGAGGGCAATGAACATGAACTCCGCTTTCATCCGAGTGCCATCGGGCAGGCCATGGTTCATGTAGAAGGTGCGCTCGGTGGCTTTGTAGTGGCCCCAGACCCCTGGCGGGAACCAGTCGAAGAACGTCTTCATGGTCGTACTGCGGAGTTGGTCGGCCGTGTTGCGCACGATCAGGCTACGCGTCTTGCGCTCGCCGTCCGCGTTCGGTTGTTGGTGCATCGCCATGCGAACAAGCTCATGGCAGCACATAACACTCTTGCCACTTCCGACAGCACCAGCGAGCACGCGCACATAAGCATCTGAGCGCATGACTTCCCACATAGTGGGCGTGGCCTGCCAGATATGCGGGTCGTCGCTCATCGCTTCTGAGTCCGTCGCAGCGTCGCACGATTTGTCTTCGCGCTGTACCGGTAGTCCGAGGCGGATCGACCACTTGTTTTCGCCGCCCGATCTTTGGCACGGCCACTGGCCCCCAGCTTCTGGCGCTGCTTACCTTCACTCGTCAGCTTGCCGTCCTTGTCCATGTGGCCACGCTTTTTGAGGAGAGCCTTGGCCATTCCACGTGAGCCTTTGACGCCTCGAGAGGCAAGCTGTCGTGACAACCGTTCTTCGAGCTTACTCATTATTCCGCTCCAAAGGCTGAGGCCACACTGGCTGGCGCGGCCACCATGGGCATGTCGTCGATCTCATCACCATCATGCTCCAGGCCTCGACCAGGG